AATCTGGTGGTGTTGCGACCACCCAGCCAGCCAACTTAACCTGGTCTGGATCAACCTCAACTTGGGCAAACGCCTCTAGGGCTTGGGCCACAGGCTTTGACAACACCGCCAGCTTTTCGGTCAACATGGCGCAGTTTAACAACCTGCTTTATTTCGTGGATGGCAACAGCCCTCTTTATGTTTGGGACGGAAACATCGTCAAAAGACAGGGTGGAAAACTAGGGTCAATTACTATCACCAGCGGTGGAACCGGCCATACAACTGCAACAGCCAGCGTAAGCGGACCTGACCTTGGCGGAACTTATCCAACCATTTCCCAAGTAAGTGTGTCCGGCGGGGCCGTTACGGGTGTCACCGTATCCAATGGTGGTATTGGTTATTCCTCGTCTCCCACTGTCACGATTACTGGAGACGGAAACGGAACCACGGCCACCGCCCGCGTCTCCCCTCCCCCCACCGCCATGCGCCTTTTGGCCGTGGTCGGGAACCGCCTCATCGGGGTTGGCTCCGGCCAGAACCGAAACACGCTTTATGCTTCCGACATCCTTGATGCCTCGGTCTGGGACGAGGCCAACTCCATCGTCATCGGCGGGGACGACGGCGACGAGGTAAGCGCGATTGTCCCCTTTTATGCCAACCGGCTGATTGTTTTCAAAAAATCCAAGATTTTCCAAGTCACCATCCCGCCCGACATGACCAGCGCCGCCGATTGGACCGTGGAGGTGCTGACCACAACCACGGGCTGCGCGGCTGAAAAGACGGCGTTGCAGGTCAACTCGGACATCCTTTTCCTTTCTCCCGACGGCATCCGCACCGTCACCCGTTCCGTGGCCGACGACTTTACCACCGTGGGCCTGCCCATTTCCGAAATCGTCAAGGAAGTCATTGCCGACATCAACCTTCCGGCCATTGGCCGGGCGGCGGCGGTGTTCCACGATAACCGCTACTTTCTGGCCATTCCCACCGGGGCCAGCGACAACAACGACACCATCCTTGTCTATAACACCGTCCTTAACGCTTTTGAGGGTACCTGGACGCCAGATGTGTTGCAGTTTGTCCATACCAACTTTGCCAGCCTTGGAAAAAGGCTAATGGCCAAGGGCCACACCGGCACGATTACGCAGTATAACGGCTACAAACCGCTGACCTCCATCCTGTCCACCGACTACCAGGACAGCGGGGTGGATTACGCCAGCTTCATCCGCACCCGCGACATGAACTTTGGCGACCCGTTCAGCTTCAAGCACGGCAGCCATTACGAGATTATTTTTGACAAATCCTTTGCCAATGACGTGGACGTGTCCATCCAGAGGGACACCGATACGGGCGATATTTCCAGTGAACCCAACCTCAACGTAGCCTCGGCTGCGCTGACCCTTCCCTTTATCCTTCCAACCTCCCTGCCCCTTTCCACCAACCGAAGGCTGGCCAGCGACCTTCGCAAGTACGACAAATGGAGGACGCTGAATGTCTCCATTAACTGCGAGGCGGGCCAGTTTGCCGTTAGGCAGATTGCCGCCGCCGCCAACCCCGACACTGTCCAGGTGGAAAAGACCGTATGACGGCGGTGGAGTACTTGGAGAAAAGCGGTGTGCCGGAGTCCATGTGGCCCAATTTTAGGGATTGGGTTGGATGGTTTGAGCGCAAGGGGCTGAGCACCGGGTCATGGCGCAAGGAGGATAACGAGATTGTTGGGGTAGCCATGGCCCGGTGCCTACCCAGCGGGGCGGCTCCAAGCCACTATATTCACGAAGAGTCCGGGGATGACGTGTTTGTTGACTTGGCCGTGTGTTCTGGTAGTAGTTCTTCCGAACACTTGGGTAGCCCAAAAGCATACCTTAAAAGCCTGCTGATTATTCTTTTAGACAGATTTGGTCGGCGCAGGACGATCACCTTTAACCGAAACGGCACAAGAAAGGCTTACGACTACGAACATTTTATGAGAAAGGATTTATCCTAATGGGCGGCGGCGGTCCATCCATCCCGGCACCTCCCCCTCCCCCCAATCCCATTGAGGCGGCGCGGGCCAATGCCCTATTTTATCGCTCCTCGCTGGAGACCTATCTGGAAAAGGCTCCCGACCTGGCCGAGCTGGAAAACAAGCTGCGCGTCAAATATATGCCCGAGCAGCGGCGTCTGGAACGCGAGCTGGCGGCCGGTGACGCGTTGTCCCAGGTCAAGACGGGACTCCAGCTTGAAAGGCAATACGGCGGCCAGCGCACGCTGGAGGGACTGCGCCGCCAGTTTGAGGCCAGCCCGCAGGGTTTTGCGCTGAACCGCGGGCTGGGTGACCAGATGACCCGCCAGTTCGAGCAGCTTTACGGGGCCAACCCCTACTCCTCGGTCGAGCAGTCGGTGGCCCAACCCGGCACCGTTGCGCCCGTGGACTACATCGGGGCCATCCCTCCCGGGATCGGCAACCCGCCCTACGACCTCGACCTGTCCGCGCTTCTGGCCCGCAACGAGGCGGCCAAGAAGGTGACGACGGAAAAATTCCAGAAGAGGGAAATCTGAGATGGTAATGCTCAACATCGCCTTTGCCCCCACCCGCCCGCCAGTGGACTACATCGGGATGATTGGGACGGGGATCGGCAACCAGAGTCTGGAGGGTTAGTATGGCCAAGCAATGGGAAATTGATGCGCTTTTAGCACAAAATTACCAAATAGGGCTTGATGGTGGAACTCAATATGTGAGTCACCCGATGATTCCTTTTGAGTCTAGATATACGGAAAAATTTAAGCAGCAACTGGCCGCAGGGAAAAAAGAGAGAGAAAAGATTGAGAAGATTGCACTTGGGCAAGCAAGAAAAGAAATTGAAGCCTTGAAGAAACGCTATGGCGAACAGCTCTCACAGAATAGAACTTCTACAGCATTGGCCGACCAGATCACCAGACTGATCTCGCAGGGAACCCCCGCCGCCCCCGTCAACCTGCCCGGCAGTCTTGGCAAGACCGGGTCGCTGACATCCTCCAATTTCGCCTCCCGCCTCAACAACCAGGTCTCCGACCAGCAGATCATCGACGACATCAACACCGTCCGAAAGGACAGGCTCAACTCCATCGTTGAGGACGGCAACACCCAGATCGCCGGCATCGGCGAGCGGCTCAACACCGCCAACACGCTTCTTTCCTCCCTGCCCGCAGGCGACCCCAGGCGCACCAGCAGCGAGGCGTACATCAAGGAGCTACAGGCTGACCTGAAAAGCGTGCAGGAAGCCGTCGCCTCGGCGCAAAAGCAGGTTACTGACTTTAAGCCCCTGACCACGGCGGATGCGGACGGCCTGAAGGAAATCACCGCCTTCCGCGAGTTTGTCCGCCTGCCCGAGGAGCGGGCAGCCGACCAGCTTCGCCAGATCGATCCCGATTCCTACCAGGCGGCCGTGAACCTTGGCCAACGCTACCGCCAGATGGCGACCGAGGCGCTGCCCGACACGACCGATCCACGCACCGAGCAGCTCCGCGGGGCACTCGAGGACCTGGCTTTTCAGGAGCTCCAGCTTGGCGGCCGTCTCTCGCCCGAGGAAACGCGGGCCGTCCAGCAGGCCGTGCGCGGCCGGCAGGCCCAGCTTGGCAACGTCGAGGGCATGGGTCCGTTTTCCGAGGAGTTTGCCGCCCTTGGGCTGGCCAGCGACAACCGCCGGCTCGCCCGGGCGCAAAACGCCCTCTCGCTTCTTTCCTCTGGCCAGAGCCGGTCCGACGCGGCCCGTGAAAACCTCGCCTTGCGCGACACCCTTTTGCAGAACCGCCTCGGCCGGGCGGCCGACTTCGTGGCTTCCGGCCCCTCGGTCTACAATCTGGCCAACACGCGCACCGGGCAGCAGCAGGCGGCCTTCCAGAATTATGTCAACGCCAACCAGGCCAACCCCGGCTCGTTCCTCACGCAGCCGACACAGATCCCCTTCTACCAGACCGCCAACCCGAATGCCGGGTTCATGGGCGCGCAGACCGCGGCCAACATGTACGGGTCGCTGGCCGACCACTCGGCCCGCACCTACAGTGCTCAGGTCAGCGCGCTGGGGCAGGTGGCGGCGGCCAATTCGGTGCCAAACTACATCAGCGCGTTCAGCGGCCTGGTGCCGAGCTTTTCGTTCTAAGGAGAAAACATGCCAATCAGCATCGATCTGTCGGGAAGAAAAGAGCTTCAGAAAAAGGCTTTGGAGGCCGACCTCCAGAACAGCGAATTACAGCGTGAGATGCTGATGAGGAAACTTTACCCGGAGCGGGAAGCCATGCGCGCTTCTGAGCGGCTTTACACCACGCAGGACCCTGTTGAACGCGCCGCGCTGATGAACAGCCTGTCCGAGACGACCGGCACCAGGACGATCCCCGGCACAAGCATGTCGGTCCCAGCCGCGCTGCCAGAAGAGGCCGAGCTACAGATCCTGGACAACGCCATCACCCGCGCCGCCGGGCTGCAACGCCTGGCCGATGCCGAGCCCGACCCGGTCCGCAAAGGCATCCTTCAACAGGTCGCAACCGCCGGGGCCAAGAATATCGTGGCCAAGGGCAAGGAACTGACCGTGGCCGACACGGCCTTCGAGCTAAACGCCACCGCCTTCATGCGCATGGCCGACCAGCTCGAGGGCGCGGTGCAAAAGTTCGGGAACTTTGAGTCCATGAACCCGGAAGGCTCGGCCATGATCCGCCAGATCCCCTACGAGATGGCCATCGCCTACGCCAAGATCGTGGACCCTTCCTCGGTCGCCCGGGAGGGCGAGGTGGCTGCCGCCCAGAAATACCTTGTGCCGATGTCGCGCATGCCGATCCCCGATTTTGGCGGACTGACGCCCGACAGCCCGCTTTCCGTCAAAAACTCAACGACCTTGGCCGCCCTCAGGAACATGAAGGAGGGCATCCGCGCCCGCATTGAGGCTTACGAGCGGACATCGGGCCGCAAGATGGATATCGGCCAGAACAAGGGCAGCGACGCGGCACCGGCCACAACGGCCCGCCCGCAGCCGGCCCAGACACAGACCAATTTTGGCGGATACGACCCGAGGGCTCGCCGAGTAATTCCCGGCCGATAAACGCCCCGTGGCCGAGGATACCATCATCCGCGACCCGAGGCAGGCGGCCAACTTCCTCCTTCGCCGGTACCGCGACGAGCCGGACTTCGAGTTTACCGAGGAGGAAGCCGGCATTGTCCACTCGGCCTACGAGGGCCGGATTCCCTTCATCGAGAACCGCCCCGTCATGGACGAGGGCTCGACCATTGAATTCCTAAGAAGCCAGGAGGCCGACCCGACCTTCGTTGCCAGCGAGGATGAGTTCAGCATCCTGCGGCAGTCCGATCCGGGCTTCATGGAGAAGGTTTCCGCCGGGGCCCGCGGCATGGCGGACTATGCCGGCCAAACCCTTTCCGGTGCGGCCCGGGACATCGGCGAAAACATCGGACGCCCTTCCTCCATTCTCAAGGCACCCGGGACGGCCCTCGAGGCCGGTGCCCGCGGGGTTTCCGACATCACCAACCTGATCTCCGGCGCACGCCGGTTCGTCGAAAAGACGCCAGAGATGATCGGAGGCGCCACCGGCCTGATGGACGACTACCAGTCCTACCTCGCCCAGAAGAAGATCGACCAGCGCTACTTCGACCCGGCCGCGGACGAAAACTACGCCAAGCGCGCCCGGGGCGAGTCCGTCATCGGATTGCCCCAAGGCACCTTTATGCCCGGCTTGGCCGAGGTGGGATCGCTGGCGGCAGACCCGACCATCCCGCTGGGATTCGGGGCCGGGATGAAGGCGGCCCGGGCAGCCACCCTCCCGCAACGGGCGGTGCAGGCCGGCACAAGGGCCGCCGAGGCGGTCGAGACGGCCGGACGAGCCGTGGCCACCCCGATCCGTTCCGCTCTTGAGACGGTGGACAGGGCCGTCTCGGACATTCCCGCGGCCGGCGTGCGGGGTCTGGCCAGAAAAGGCGTGGGCATCGTCGAGACGATCCCGGAAGCCGTGGCCGCCGGGGCCGAGGCCACCGAGAAGACCGCCCAGGCCGCCCGCGTCGTCGGGCAGGAGATTTTGCAGGGGCCCTCCCAGTTCACCGTCATGGAACGGGTGGCCAAGGACGTCAACAACCCGTCCTGGCTGCGACGTGCGGCCAATTTCGCCCTCGTCAAATCGCCGGCCATCGAGGAAGCCGCCGGGACCGCCGCGGCCGCAACCGGCGGCGCGGTGCGCGGTGCCGGGGTCGGCGGGGCGATCGGCTTCGTGGGCTCGGGCGGCGAGGAGGAAGGGCTGGGCGCGGGTCTGGCCATGGGCGCGCCGTTGGGCGCGGCTGGCGGGGTGGTCGGGCGGGTCACGGGCGCAGGCCAACGAAAGGCCATCGCCCAGCAGGCCGACGTTGACCGCCTTTTCGCGCGGCAGGCGGAGCTGGGTCTGGACGTGGGCAAAATCTCGCAGTACGCCGCCAGGGACAACCGGCCATTTCTGGATGCGGCCACCTTCCAGCGCATCGCCCCGGACACGCAGGTCGAGTTCCATTCCCGCGACAGCTTTGCCCGGCCGGAGAATGCCGGCATCGACGCGGCCGGGGCCGTCAAGGCCGTGCAGGACAAGTCGGGCCGGATTCGCATGCTGGTCAACCTCGACGACCGTCGGGCCACGGGTGACACCGTCCGGCACGAGATGATCCACGCCCTGATGAAGAGCCCGGCGATCAACAAGTCCGAGGGCCGCATGGCGGTCTTCGAGGTCTACGGGGACAAGGGCGTCGAGGCCCGCGGGGC